TGGTAAGGATGATGTCAGCTAGGCCGTTAGTGCCTTTGAATTGGTCTGGTTCGTAGCGGCCAGTACGCTTACCTTCGTCATCGTAAACCTCTCGGATGTAATGGGTAAGGATGAGATTCTTACCTGATGAGGTAGCTGCTTTGATTACTGCCGCCATGAGAGAGTTTGGTTCAGCGTATTCAACAGGCTGAAGACGCTTTCTGGAGACTCCCGATTCGATTTGTACACGCTCAAAGTGTGCAAGTCGAACCACTTCCCAAAGCTGAGTAGCCGTATCTATGACGATGGTAGCTATCTCTGGGTCTTTGAGAGCAGCTTTGTATTGAGTCTCGAAGTCTTTCCAGATAGGTTGGGTCTTTTCCTTTCCCCAAAGGTCAAGGAAGTGCTGAGATACGGTGATGTTTTGCCCCACAAACTTGCTTTCGGCTACGAAGATTGAGCCTCTATCGAAGTCGAAGATTCGGATAGGTTGTGGGGCTGTACAAGCAAAATGGGTTTTGCCTGACTTGGGTTCTCCTGAGATAGCTACGATTATCGGTAGTTGATTAGGCATATGGGTCTTCTCCTTCTTCTAAGACATCTTCTTCGGTGATTATCCATTCGTTGTCAGGGTCTTCCAACCATTCCTCAAAGGACTGGTCTTGGGCAACCGAAAAGATGTCTTGATTAGACTCTTCGTAGTATTCCTTGATGTAGTTCAAAGCAACAGGTTTGCTTGCACAAAGGCGCATGAAGACTGATAAACCTTCAGTCCCTTCAAAACGTTGTACCAACCAAACTTTTTGCTTCATGTGTACTCCCGCCAGCGGCAGCTAGTAGATGTCTACTATGGTTGAGGCTTGCCAGTCGATTTCGACCTTGGGGAGTTTGGTGATGACGATGACGGTGTTTCCTTGAGGGGTTGCATAAAGAGACCTTTGGTACTTGTAACCCCTTTCTTTTCCGATACGATAACCCAAGTCAGTATCAGAGTGTGGGGCTTGGGTTATGCAAAGCCAGTTGTATTGCGCTGCCCAAACAAGGAATTGGGATTGGCTTATCCCTTGAGGGATTGGTCTACGGGTAGGCATGTATTTCCTCCTTATGGTTTGGATGCCCAACAGGTTCCAGCGTGTTCGCACTTTTTGCATAGCCAGTCGGGATGGAAGTCTAGTGTTGGTGGTGTGTTGGTGGCGAGGGCTTTGGTGAGGATGTCTCTTCGGAGTTTGGCTTCTTCCCACATAAGGTCGATTTCGTTCTGGTCGAATTCGAGTTTCCATGAGCGAGTTTGGGCTGAGACTACGAAGATAACATCAAGGATGAAAGTGGTCGTACCAAGGACTTTGCAGTAGCCTTTGGTACGCCACATCCAGTTAGGATGGTCAAGGGGATTGAAGGATTTGATATGACTTCTGACGGTTTTGACTTCGATGCCTTTGGCGTCTGGAGAGCAGATTATGTCGTCTAGGGTATAGGATACTTCTGCTCCTGGGTAGAGGTATTCTTGAACGCCAAGGCCGATAGAGAACATGACAGCCTGTTCAGGGGTAAGAGGTTGAGGATTCACCCTTCGGTAGAAAGAGGCTTTTAGGCACATTTCCAAGTCCGAAAGGTGAATCCCTTCCCTTACCTTACTGAGACGTGCCGTAATATCGTTGACGAATTCACGGTTGTCAATCTCAGTAAGCTGCATGTTAGACCTTCTTCAGGGTTCCGGTGGCTTCGTCAATCTCATATCCGAAAGCCTTATAGATGCTACCGTCGTTGATGGCAGTGAGCATCTTAGACTTGCTGATGATGGGGTTGAGAAGGGCGGCTCTCTTGAAAGCTTTGAGGTCTGTCGTTGAAGCAAGAAGCTTTTCGACTTCCTGCTCTGGTGTGGTTTCGTTGATACCACCTTCCAAGGCAACAGGAGCCAGCACGGTAATGGCTTCGGATTTGCCTTTAGCGGGTCGAGCAACGATTCTCTCGAAGACAGCAATCTTCCCGACAAGACCATCAGGAAGAGGAACACCAAGCTTTGAGGCTTCCATTACGAAAGCGTAGTTCATGGTGTTCTCCCGTTCGGACTGGTTGACACGGAAGCTGTATTTCCCGTCATTGAAGGTAGGAGCATCTGCGCCGCCCTTCATTTCCAACACTTCCACATCTTCAAGAGAGACCTGGAAGTATTTGCCTGCTCCGAACTTGGAGTCTTCAGGATACTGGCCGTCTTCGATGGCTACGATAAGACCTCGAAGCTTTTGGATGTTAGCGTAGTCGCTTGTGGGTTTGAACGCTTCTGGATTCCATAGTCCCATAGGTTTCTTTCTCCTTTTACAGTGTGGTGTGGCAGTCAGTCAGGTTCTTTTGTCAAGTCATTGTGCCCTCCGCCGTTCGTGTTAAATTGGGTATACTCCTTCGGAGTAATTACATCCAGCCGAAACCTTCTCCGGCGTAGTTCCCCTGACCATGATACCACTTTGGGGGGGATGAGGATGATTCCACTCCGCGATTATACCCCTTCTTGTATTCGTGTGTCAAAGGAGCAGAGTTGGCTTTCACGAGTGCAAAGAACACCTTTGGCTTCTTCAGGAAAGAGAGCACGGAGTTCTTGGCCTTTTGTGCAGGAGAATCGTGATAGAGGCGAACATCCTTGGTAACGTTTCCGTTTCTGTTGGTGTAGGTGTGTTGATGCCCTGCTCCCTTGTAGTGGTCTATTTGGGCATAGTGAGCAGGAGATACGCACAAGAAGAACTCATCCAATGTAGTCATGAATTCTTCGATGGGTACGTTTATCTCCATTTCTAGGTACCCGTAGATGTGTTCGGGTGGTCCAGATGTGTTCCCCCCTTCGGGTAGTACGGGTCTTCTTCCAGAGGATTGCTGCCCCTTGCCTTTTGTATGGCTTCCGCCTGTTGTGTCAACTTGTTTCTTGCCCATTGGGAAAGACACTCTCCTTCAAGATGTATTTTCCAGTAACGTTTACTACCGTAAGCTGCTGCTAGACGAATGTAAAACGTTCCTACCGGAATGGTTTGCTTGCAGTGGGAACAGGTAGTCTCTTTAGCTGCTCTTGTGATACGCAAGAACAGGGTTATGCGGGGAGAGATTGGCCCCTTTTTCCACGGTCCTTTGCTCATCTTAGACCCTTGTTCAGGATAAATCCTGCTGAGGATGAAAAGAGATACCCTTCTGACATAATCCAATTGGCACCAAGGGCATTTGCTTGTTCTTGAATAACTCTGGCAGGGGCAGCTGGTTTACCAAGCTGGTTCTTGAACAAAGAGGTAACTATCTCGAACTCCTTTGGAGAGCAGAGAAGCTCCATGTTCATCCAGAAGATGAGAGCAACATAGGCCATTTGGCTTGGGGTTTGGATTCTTCCCTCTACTTTGACCAAGAAATCTATCGGGTTGGTCGTGCCTGCTCTTGGTCCCTGATGAAAAGTCAGAAACGTGTCCTTGTTATCGTCATGAGTGCGAGGGAATATCTGAGTCCCAAAATCCTTGAGTATGTTTTCCAGACTTTTCCTGAAATCCTTTGAGACTTTGGTGAAGTCGAACAGATTGGTATAGTGCTTGCTTATCTGACTAAGACAAGGAAACAGGCTCATACCAAAGTCATAAGAAAGAGTCCCCAGAAGGCATTCCCAATGATAGGTTAGACTGTCATCTTGCTCTATGACGCTTTCAGGAAAAATGACTAGAGGACAAGAGTTACCGATATTGAACCCGTAAGTCTCATTCTCTTCAGAATACCCCACTGCGATACGTCTTACAGCAGATGACTGAGCATGTCTCATGACGGTACTTACTTTGAGAGCTTTGGGATGGTCAAAAAGATAGGAACCTATCTCAAGAGGAAGAAACACTTCTCCAGAATAACCTCCTATTCCCAAAGAGCAAAGTTTCCTGTCGAAATGAGTCTCGAACAGGCTGGATGAGGTATAAATCTGCCTCAACTCAACAAGAGAAAGAAGCAATCCATACAACTTATCTTCACGCCAGTCTGGTCTATTCAAAGGTATGATGGGGAAGATTCTCCAATCGTTCTCTCTTTTTGCTACCCCCACAAGCCCTAGTTCGTAGATAAGAACTCTTACGTTAGCGAAGGCAAGTCCGATGATGAAACGACCGAAGTTTTCACCTCTTTGGACGACCATGTTCAAGATAAAAGGTTCTACCGTTATCGGCCACCATCCGCTAACTGAGACCAATTTCTTCAAAAGAGTCAACGTTTCGTTGGTCATTGTGCCCTCCTATATTTCCGTGTCGTTGTTTTCTCTATGGCACCTGTGGTTGAAAGATGAACCAAAACCTCAGACAGTACGGTTCTTGACTTTTGTGAATCTTGCAATCCTAACTCTATACGGATATCCTCTACATCCTTCCAATCATCTGTAAGTATGGAAAGAACATCCAATGTCCCAAAGAGACCATTATCTGTCTGAAGAATTGGCAGGGGAGAAGGACTCTTATCATGCCTCAAAGCAAAATGAAGAAGCATGAAACCGTCCCTCTTTTCCAACCACAAGATTGAATCGTAGAACGCTGGGATAGCTACACTCCCAAGAGCGTTCAGAAGAGAGTCCTTAGACTGTTCTTCTGTCAGCTTTCGAGAGTGGTGAACAATAACTACGGAACAACCAAACTGGTCGATGATTAGGTCGATAGTCTTATTGACCGTAGTGATGTGGGAAATGTTAGTCAAATCCCCTTCCATCAACATGTAGAGAGGGTCTAAGACTAACACGCTTGGTTGAAGAATCGTCAGTCTTTCCCACAACTTGTCAGTGTCAGAACCCAGAAGAGACATACCATGAACCGTTTCGATGAACATGGTAGGCGAAGGAGATAGCGGAGCCATCCTGCACTTCAATTCTCCCTCTGAGATTTCCGACTGGAAGTAAGCGGTAATGGGATTGATGTTAGGGTCTGGATGAGGTTGGTATCCCAACCACGGCAGCGACTCGGCGACGGAGTGAGCAAGCTGCATAGCCAGGAAGGATTTGCCAGATTTAGGTTCTCCGAAGAGCAACATTTTGGAGCGAAGTGGTAGGATACCATTGGAAAGCCATCCCACAGGTGAGAAAATTGGAAGGCTCATGTATTCCGACATTCGGAAACAGTTGCCTATTATGGGTTTGGGAAAGGCTCCTGAACCATACCGCTGATGTGCTTCGGCAAGAGTGATGGCTTCTCCGTCAAGCCATATGTATGTATCGTGCATAGCTAACTCCGTGGGGGAATCAGGTTCACTTCCAGGAGAGTGTTGGTTTGAAGATTCAGACGGTAGGTTTTGCCAGAACGAAAGGGTAGGAAGTAGGTGGCTTGTCCCTGTCCAAGCTCATCTAACTCACCCTTGAGTTCTTCGCCGTCCTTCGTGATTATATCACAAGTGAATCTCCTTCCCACTTTCCCCTCTTCCTTTTTGTTTATCTTTAGGCTCTCTATGTGTATGATGTTGCCAGGAATGATGATGGGGTTGTACACATGAGACACCGGCCTTGGTAAACCTGCTGATGTTCCAGCCGGAGCTATCAAAGGAACAGGGGGAGGCGAGGTAGCAACGCAGGGAAAGTGTCTACTTGCTGCCGTTGGCGGTGCCTGGAAAGAAATTCTTTGAGAGACTTCGATGCCGGAAGAGGTAAGCCTGTGGATAGTGTAGGTTTCCAAGGAGCGGGTTTTTTCCGGTGCTCCGAGAGTCTTGCAGACGTTTTCGAGAGAGCCAAAGACGAAAGCCTGTTCGGTTTCTGCGAATTCGATAGGGTTATCCTCTCGGTAAAGGTAGAGGGCTGAGGGGTCAGAGAACAGATGAAGGATGATTGCGATGGTTCCACGGACTTTTCTGAGGGCTGCTGGAAGGTCTTCAAGGTCGGTTATGCGTCCGATGATTTCGGAATCGCATTGACCTTCTGTGTTAATGACTTCGGTTGTGTGGATGATTCCGTTGTGAACGAGAACGGCTTTGTTTGTGTAGATGGGATGGTTGTTTCGGGAGTCCTGTGGAGAACCGTTGGTTGCCGCTCGGCAATGAAACATGGCCCAAGGTGCGTGTCCTGCTCCAGCAAGATAGGCTGACATCTTGGGTTGTTCAAGAAGATGGTCGGCTTCACAGTTTACCTTGGCGACAGCGATTTTGTTTTGGAGAGGGAAAGCAAACCCTGTTGCGTCATGTCCTCTGACAGAAAGTTGTCTGAGCATGGCAGCAAGGGTTTCCACAGGGAAATTGTAGGAAGGGTCTTTCTTGAAGAATCCTGCTATACCACACATACTTGTGACCTCTTTGGTTTATAGGATAGGAACTTATTGACGCTTTCCAGGTAGGTATCTGGCGCAGGAGTGTTTTCTTCGTTGAGATTGATGATTTCTCCCCTGTAGAGGAAGGAAGGATTATCTGGGTTTCCGAAGAGATAGAGAGCAAGATAGGCAGGAAATCTGGAATCTTGGAAAGTAGATGATGACATCAGGAACATAGGGAAGAAGATTTCTGTGGCTCCTGTTCTTGTGGGAATGATTTCAACGTTAAAGGGAATGCCTTCTGGACCTTGGAAAGCTCTAGAGATTATCTCTCCCCAGATACGCCTTTGGATTGCCGTTACGGAGTTTTGCCTATAATAGTTCGTAGTGTAAGGTAAGGAAAGAATGTTGTCATGGCGACCATCATAGATGAGCCTACGACTTGGAACAGCTTCTCTTCCGTGAGCGATAACAACGGTTGTGTCATTCACATACCGAGGATGGTTAGGTGGTATGACCGTGAAGTGTATTTCTGAATTTGGTGCGACTTGAACGGTACGATTATGGTGCATCCTTGTTGGGTAAGTGATGAAATCATCCAGGAAGTGTTGGTCTTCCCCGATGTAGTTGCTGGTTGTGAATCTGGAGAAGATATTTCGTGGGTAGTTGACTCGTAGGATGTTGGGGTTTGTTTCGTATCCTTCAGAGAAGCGGGTCTTGCGGATTTTCCAGGATTGGAAAAGCTCAAAGTCTTCAAGGTAGATGTTGTTCGCTTTCATTTCCTTAGCGAAATCGAAGAACTTTTCGATGACTAAGGAAGCTTGTTTGTCTGTGACATATGAAAGAAGGTCGGTTGGAGAAGTGATGCAGTTCAGGACACTCTCGGAAGTTTCCAGTTTCATGATGGCATCAAGGAAGAGAGTTGCGGCTTGCCATGCAAGTTCGAGAGTGCCACGGCAGACGATGGGATGACATATCCAGGAGAGAGGGGCGCGGTATTCCCATCCCCAAGGCTGGTCACGGTAAGAGGATAGAACACCGTAGTGATGGGTTTGGGTTCTCATAGCGGAGTTGTCTGGTTTGGAAAGGTTATTGAGGGGAATGGAAACTACGCGGTCAAGAAGGTTTCGGAAGGCTTCCGTGTTAGGGACACCGGAGAAATGGATGTGGCCGCCAGTTGGAACGTGTATTCCGCTTCCTGCATAAGCCTGAACTCCTTCTCCAACAGCCCGAGAAAGATAAGATAGGTGGTGGCGGAAACTGGCAGTTACCGCAGCAGGGGTTCCTGGATTAGGACGAAACTCTCCGGTGTTAGCACAACCATCCAGACCTACTTGTGTAGTGTTTTGGGCGTGGATGAAGGCTTGGGCTGCGGAAACGAAGCCATGAGCATTATGAAGCTCGAATTCTGGGTCTGCTCCTATGAGCATGAATGTTCTCCTTTGAAGGTATTAGGGGTTCCACTATGGCAGGAACCCCCGAAGCAAGCCATGAAGGTTAGCTGATGCGGTAAACCTTCATCCAATCGGCCTTGGTAAGACGGTTGATGAGGATTTCGAAGCCGTCCTTGACCTCGACGAGACCGTTGGCTCCAAGGGTGGCAACCTGAACCTTATCGCCGTTCTCGGCTCTGGTGTAGAGCTTGACGCGCTTGAAGTCATACTTGTCGTTCTTGGAACTGCCAACGAACTCGGACCAGACATCGTTAGTGATGTCGTACTTCGTGGGTTCCTTGTGGGCGATTTTGGAGACGTAAACGGCGGGAACCACAGCCATCTTCTTGTTGTCCTTGCGGGTTGTGTCAGCAGGACTCACGAGACCGACAGGGATAACCTCAAGGGTTGCTCCAGGAAGTCCAGCACGGAACTTCTTGTCGGCGATGAGGGCTTTCTTGGCGTCTTCCAGGTTAAGGTAGGTGAAGACACCCTGACTTCCTATGGGAGCCTTGGTGAATTCCCCAATCTTATAGGGAAGGACCGGATGAGAAGTCGATGTGTTACAGGAAACCATCGTTCCGTCAGGGCGAACCTTCACGTTCTTGTACAGGGGTCTGATGCCGGTAATATCAAAAGACATGTGTTTGTTACTCCTTTTCTTTTTTGGGTCGCTGTTTAGAGGTCGCTGTTTTGGGTCGTCGTTGTTCAAGTTATGCTTCGATAGGCTTCTCCTTTTCAACAAGCATTACATCAACACGTTTGGTAACGATGTAGTCTTGACCTGTACTACTATGGATGTCGAGAAGAACATCATCCAAGGTTTCACATTCATCAGGACTCCAACCTCCACTTCCATAATCGAACCACACTATGTAAGGCATCTAACCTCCTTGGCCTTCGGCGAAGTAGTTGTAAAGGGAGAGGTTTCCGTCGATACCGAATCGGAAGAGAGTTATTCGGTAGTCTAGGGAGAGTTCTCCCCGACCTTTCTTGGGAGTGGTGAAGGCTGTTTTAGGGATGGGGAAGTATTCAAAGCAGAGGGTGATGAGAATAGGGTAGTGGTTGATGTTCAAGATTTTGGCTTTGTACATGATTCTCCTTTGAGTTGGAGAGCAGCGTTCTTGGCAAGGAAGTAGGAAGAATAGGGGGCTGGTTCCTTACCTTTCTGGTGAAGATACCAGTAGTCCTTCTCTTCGACGGAGTTGCATACGATAAGGATTCCTCTCTGAAGGTCGATGACTTCGGTGAAGGTTTTGAGACGCATTTCTTCTTGCTCCTTGCTATGTAATATAAGTTTTGTTTTGAGAGAGTTGTTCTCGATGCTGAGTGTGCAACGCTCTTCAAGAAGGTCGTTGTAGTCACAAGCAAGGTTATGGTTGCATTTTACCAAGCGTTTTATCTCAGCGTCTTTCTTTGTGTCAGAACCTAACTGGAATTTGATGTTTCTGTCGGTTTTCTCATCCCAAATTTCAGTATCATGCCACATTGGGTCGCCTTCACTCCAACGGATGAGTTGCCATGCAATGAAAGCCTTGGGGTTGTCTTTGAAGAACTTGGAGAGAGCAGGGTTGTCTTTGTCGGTTTCCCAAAGAACAACAGCGTGCCCAAGAATGTCTGACATTTCTTGGACCGAGTAGTGAGCCTTGGTATGTGGGTATTCACCAAGAAAGACAGTTTTGGCTTGAGGAATAGAATCCTCTGGGGCACAAATATAGCAAAGACCATGCCAGTTTGGGGAGTCTTTCTCAGGGATTTCATACCATGAACAACACCGTTGACAATGAACGTGCATCTTACCTCCCAATTGAATTCTCCTAGAAAGGCATTGGGGTGAGTTTGGGGATTTCGACTTTAGAGAGGGATTCGAGGTATTCTGGGCGGCGAAGGACGATGCGGATGTTGGGATGGAGCATGTGAGAGAGGTAGTCTTTGATGTCAAACCAGTTGAAACCGCCATTGCCGCATCCTGGTGGTGGAAGGTAGAAGATGGGAAGTTCGAGAGTGTCTATGACGACGGAAAGCTCCGCAAGACTTTGCTTGATAAGGTCAAGGTCTGCTGGGGATTTCCAATGGTGTTTCGTAGGGATGGTGGCGAGGTGATAGAGGGGGAAAGCGTAGGTGTGGGAGCCAGTTGAACGGATGAGGTTTCCGAGTTCTCGTGGTAGGGAAGGGTAGACCACGGCAGCGGCTAGAGAAACGCCTTTGCCCATGATGGCTCCGCTTTTGGTGGTGATGCCGTTGGTTGGTACGCCTACCCAGTAGCCTTTGCTGTGGAAGTCCCATAGGTCGCCGTATGTTTCATTCATTTGCTTCCCACCATTGTAGCGCTATGTCGATAGGTTTGAAGGGTTCTACGGGTGTATTGTAGAAGAGTTCTTTCTTGGGGTCTATTTTGATGACAGATTTGAGTGCGTTCAAACCGTATTCGTTGTCGTTGATGTAGACGTTGGCTTCTGGGGGGTGCTTTTGGAGTTCAGTGATGAGTTCAGCGATGGTCATTGAGGGTTCTCCTTAGTTGGAGAATTGTTTCGTTGTCTTTGCGAAGTTCGGATTCAAGGAATTGGATGCGGCTCCTGTAGTAGGTCGTGTCGAGATTGCTTCTTGGGGATGTTCTGGCTTCTTTGAGAGAGGTTTCAAGGTGAGAGATTGTGGCCTTGGCTTTGACGAGGTCGGCTTCGGCTGCATAGGCTCGGTTCTTGTAGGAAGCTTCCATGAAAGAGTCTATGGCATCGGGTTTCCGGCAGGTTTGTAGCTCTTTCTGGAGAGAGAGTTGGTTCTGAAGGTTGGTGATGAGAGCTTCCTGCTGGATGATGAGTTGGTTTTGTATTGTTATTACCTTATCCTTGTCCATGTTATACTCCCTTTCCCTTATGGGACGCTGTGCCGCTGCTGCCGTGGTGGCCAGCCGTCACCACGAGTCGAATTTGCGTGGTGGCCATGCGCCGCCAATCAAATTTCGTTCGTGGCCGAACGTGGGCTGTCCGGTGGTCTTATGTCCGGTGGCCGGAATAAGGGTAGGGATAGGGATAATTTAGGGGTAGAGTTGGGATATTTGAGAGGATTATGGGTGGGTTGGGTAGGTTTTTTGGGTATTTAGGGTAGGTTTTTAGGGTGTTTAGGGTAGGGTGTGCGCGTGACCTACCTGACCAGAGCATAGAGGTTTTTCGGGAAAAGTGGTCGGGAGTGTTATGTAAAGTAGTGTTATGTGCTGTAGGGAGTGTTATGTCAAGAGTGTTATGTCAAGTTATCCTGGTAGCTTAGCTTTGCATAGGCAAATAACAGGCTGAAGCTAGCGCGTAGCTAATTTTGACATAAGACCTATGCAAAACGGAATGGGGCTTGATAGATTGGGCACGGGTGTGCGGTATGGTGGCAGTTTGCGCGATTCTCAGCCTTAGAATGGGCATGTTTGACGGTGCGGTTTGTGCGGGTGTGGGTGCGGTTTGGGCATAAGAGAAGGGGCGCACCTTGCGATGCGCCCCTTCGTGGGTGCGGGTTACTGTGGATTAGCTGTCGCGTTCGTTGGCTTCGTGGTCAAAGTGCGCGATGGCTTCGTGTTCGTTGACGGCTTCTACGTGTGAGTGTTCAGCTGTGGCCAGTGCGCGGTTTGTGCGTAGGTCGTAGGCGCGGCCGACTGGCACGGGTGTGTATTCCGTGCCACGCCAAAGCATGTATAGCTCTTGTGCGCGTTCAGAGTTCCGGAATCGTTCAAGTGCGCCGTACACGTCATGCTTTGCACTCGTGGGCTTCTGGGCTTTGCCGTACACGTACCACAGCGCATATCCGAGTATCTCAGGCTCTAACTCTGCTATGACTTTGATTGCGGCTTCTGCACCTAGGTCATAGTCCGAGTGATGGTATTCGATGCGCAGGCTTCTCAGGGTATTCTGGTAGCGTGTGGTAAGGCGTTGACGTGCTATGGCTTCTTTGACATCTTGTGGTAGGTCGCGTTCGTATCGTGGCATCTGTAACCTCTTCCGTCGTATTCGGCTCGCGCCGTACCTACGATTAAATATCCTATGGGTGGGTTTGTCAACTAGAGTATTATGTCGGAAAATCCAATCGGAATTGTGATTATATGTTATTCCTTATGTCAAGTCTACCAGGTAGTACACGGTACCGTGTAAGCGAAGGCAAAAGAGAAGCCCGTACAGTGTTGCGGCTGTACGGGCTTTGTGGGTTAGAAGTCGAGGAATGCCGCGTTTGCGGGCGCGGTGGGTGCGACCATCGGAAGGATGGGCGTCTTTGCGGTCGGTGCCACGGGTGCCACTGGCGCGGGTGCCACTTCGGAGTCTTTCAGACGTGATGCGCTTATGCTGTACTTGTGTCCGTGTTTGTCGATGGCGTAGGCGGAGATTCCGAAACGTCCTGCTTTGCTGAGGTACGCGGTTCGTACCTCGGACACTTTCAGACCATCTCCGACCGCTGGCAATTCTACGATTGTACCGTTTACGTTGTACTGTGCCATGTGTTTTGCTCCACTCATCGTATTCGGCGTACGTTCGTGGTGATGCTTCCCTATTGCGTTAGGCTTGTTTGACTGCGTATTAGCAACCGCACTTCGGACACTGTATCGGTTTGCCAATGGCTACCGTAAATTGGCAACCGCACCCTCGGCGAATGCATTTGTGTAGCGCATTCATTTGGGCATGTCCTTTGAACGTATCAGAGTGTAGCCTGCCGTTTGCAACACGACGGCTGGATGCTCGGATTTCGGAAGCCCCAGGGCAGTGAGAGCGTCTTGTGCTGATGCGTAGGGTCCGAGAAGACCTTTGGGGGATTGCACGAAGCATTGGCGGCTGCCGGAATAGGCTTTGCGAGGTGCGGTACTGGTAGGTGCGGGTGTGGGGGATTGCGTTCGTGTCGTGAGTGCGGCTCTGATAGCTTCTGATTCGCCACTCGTGGTAATCGTGTGAAGGTGTCTTTGCTGAACGTCTATGACGTACATGTGTGCGTTCAGCATGGGCAGTACGTCATCACGAGTAACGAACGTTTTCAGAAGCTTTGCGCCGTCGATGTGCGCGAGTTCGTACATTGTGGCGGTTGCCTTTGTGTACGAATCACGATTGCCGCACGACGCTGCGAATAGTGCCTGCCTCTCTGCTTCCACGAACGCTGGATTGCGCCGGAGAATATCAAGGTTGGCTGTTACTGGCATATCTGTCATAGCTTCGTTCCTTCGGGAAGCATCACCTATGAGGGCAGTCTTTGACCGCCGTTTGTAACGTACGCCGTCATCACGAGCCAGTTTGACTCGTGCCACATGCGCCGTCAATCACTGGCACGTACACCCCATGCGCGTTCGTGTGTCATGTGTCCATTGTAAAGCTAGGCAGCTTTGAATGTTTACAATTGTCAAGCGTCTAGTACGTGGGCGATACCGCCGTAGTGCGTGGTGGAAGGCGGAAGTGCCGCCAATCCCGAAAACACCCTTATGACCCCTGTTGGATAGTCTCTCAGCATGTGCGAACCATTTTCAAACTCAACATTACATAATCCTTCTTTTCATTTTTGAGTTTGTTACCCGCCCAGAAAAGGGTTTAGCCCCAAGCGGTCTTCCGCGAGCGCCTCGCAAGCGTCCCTTTTCAGGCGGGTTACTATTATACTTTAGAGTATACCTAATTTAGAATCGGATTTACGAACGAAACTAATTCTAAAATAGGTAATACATAACCAGACCTAAAAACCCTCCAGTTACCACTATATACATAACATGTATATATACCTCTTTTAGGAGCGCTTCTCTACCGCTGCCGTTTGGCGTTGACTAACGTAAAACAAAATGCTATAACTTATTCACAGGTGTAAACGATATGTCCACAGCGTTAGAAGTCATTCCAACGAAGAGTCTCTCCGAGCTTATCTCCAAACATAGTCCTCTCCAGAAGAACTTTCTCATCCTGAAAGCGCTGGGAAGTGATGATAGAGAGGCACGGAGATTGGCGTCCGTCGCTGAAAGCACGTATAATACATGGAAGGGTGAAGATGCTTTCAAGAATACTCTCGTGGCAATCTACGATGGTCACTTCCATACGGAAGCGATTGAACTCTTTTTGGATACTAACCTTCCTACGGTCCTTGGGGAACTTCTTCTCATATGTACAAGCGGTTCAGACGGAGAAAGACCCCACAAGGATAAGGAGAGGGCTATCGAATTCTATCTCAAGGAGCTTTGTGGTGTCAGTAAGCATGTCGAGAAGTCCATGTCCATAGCTCAAATCCTTCTCAAGGTCCAGGAAGACAAGGGAGTACCAAAGGAGAGCAACTAATGGAAGAAATGGTTCGTGTCTCTTACGAAGTAGGGTTGGACGAGGAATCTAAGATGGTAGTCCTCTGTGTAAATGGGGGAGAAATCCATCTTAGCTTTGACCGCTCTCAACTGAGAGACCTTATCAAAGAACTTTTCTGTTACCACGAAGAACTTCGGAAGATGGAAAGACGCCACAAGTACCTAGCGAAAAAGCTTGTGAAGGAGGCCGAGAAGATATGCCAGGTTTAGGAAAATGGGGTCGAATCAAACCTTTAGGAGAAAAGATGGCACGAAAGACTCAAGAGCGACGTAAGAGGCTTATGGAAGACAAGAAAGACCTGCCCGACATCATAGAGCAAAGGCGCAGGACAAACTCTCCGTCTTCTGGAAGAAAGGGATATGGTCGCTCCTACGGAATCAGTCCTCGACGTAGGTAATCTCAAGAGGATTCTGCAAGACGACATACTCTTCGCAGAGACTTTCTTGAAGATTCCTGCTAAACCGGACCCTGTTACCGGAGTGGTCAAGCTTATCCCTATGCGGATGAATCGCGTACAGCGAGACTTCTGTCAGAAAGCTACCAACCGTAACATCATCGTCAAAGGTAGGCAGATGGGATTCTCCACAGGAATCCTGGCCAGAAACTTTCGCCGTATATACACAACTCCCCACACTAAAGGTCTTCTTATCGCGCACAAAGATGATGTAACCTCTATGCTTCTTGACCGAGTATTCGGCTTTCACAATAACCTTCCAGAAGGATTCCAGCAAGAACTGGAACGTGAATCCATCCGAGAAATCCGCTTCAAAGAGTTCCAGAGTGGTATGCACATTGAAACCGCTGGAGCAGGAGTCTCAGGACGTTCTGAAACCCTCGCCTTTGCTCACCTATCGGAACTAGCACACTGGTCTAGAAATGTCAATGAACTCTATGCTGGTATAAGTGAAGCAGCACGATACGGAGAGATAACCATTGAATCCACACCCAAAGGTTCTTCCGGCAAATTCTTCGAGCTTTATAACGAAGCCAAAGAGGGAGACAACAGCTATACCACTTTCTTCTATCCATGGTGGTGGGATGAAGGATACTCACTTCCTCGTGAATCCCCTATGGCTTTGGACCGCGACAAAGGTCCACTAACCTTCTTTGATGAAGAGAAGATGCTCATAAACAAGTATGGTCTTACAGAGGACCAGATACGTTGGCGCAGGTGGGCGCAATCTGACCTCAAAGACCTATTCCCTCAAGAGTTCCCAGAGAACGACGTAGATTGCTGGCTTGCTGGTGGTGGTGTAGCCTTTGACGTGGCAGGACTTCGTTACCAGCAATTTGTGAACATCACTAAACCTATCCAGGAAATCGGCCCCACGCTTATCTACCGGCTGCCGTTTGGCGGCTTGAAGTATATCATTACTGTAGACTTTGGTAAGGGTCTTCCTAATGGTGACTGGACGGTAGCTCAAGTCCTGGATGTTCTAAGATGTGAGCAGGTAGCTATGATACGTGCTCGTGTGGATAGTGGTCGTTTTGCCGAGCTTCTTAGACCGATAGCGGAACTCTACAATTATGCGACGGTGGTTCCAGAAGTGAACTCAGGCTTTGCAGACCTTTTTCTGAAGGCTATGGAAGACTATCCGAACATGTGGATAAATCCTAAGAATGAGCGTATCGGATGGATAACTTCAACTTCTACCAGAGCGACGATGATTGACACCACGGCAGCTATGGTCAAGTCGCATGAGGTCATCATACATGATGCGACAACACTAAAGGAGCTTTCTAACTTCAGGGATGAAGGAAAGGGAGTAAAAGTTCCCGATAATGTGCATGATGATGCGGCCATAGCGCTGATGATTGCTCTTTGTGTCAGGGTATTTCATCCTGTTGCACAAAAGAGAGCGCCTGTGATACATTATCACTAATATGTTGACAAAAGACGACCTCACAAGCCTTTGGAGTGCACGGGATTCCCAGATAAATGAGGACCGTGCAATGTTACGTCTAACGTATTCTCAAGGTGGGCTTACTAAGGACGGATTTGAAGAAGTTGTCCTGAATGAGCCTAAAGTTCTCTACGACACTGCTGTAGGAATGCTCTCAACCAAGAGACCTCTGTTTGTTATCCCGATGAAAGCCAATATTCCTGCTGAAGAGAAGGTAAAGATTGGTCGGGCGGAGAGGTTTTTGTCTGGTATCATGAATGAACTTGATGCTGAACACTTCAGAGAGGGTCGTGGACAGTGGCTTCGTGAGCTTGCGTATTGGATTTGTAGCGGTTGGGCCTGTGTCTACCCTTGGATTGATGCGGAAGGTGTCTTTCATGCCGAGTTCTACGACCCTCTCACTATCTACCCTTTCTGGACTAGCGGTAGACTCCAACAGGTGATGCGAAAAACTACGATTATGGCTGCTGAAGTGAGGGCGATGGCTTTCCAGTGGGGAGTCAATCTTCCTCCGGCTATTGAGAGTATGGAGTCTAACTCTGAGACTGAGCTTGTAAACATGTGGGAGCACCGAGAAGACGGTGTTTACAATTGGGTAGAAGCTGGTGGTGTCACACTCAAGCCTGAAACCAAGGAAAGGTATGATAAGATTCCTATTCTCATAGGTCTCGTGAATGGTTCTCCTGAGAGAGACCAGTCCGATTGGCGCAAATATGTTGGGCAGTCCATTCTTGCTGCCAATTCAACGATGTACAAACAGCAGAATAGATGGGTTTCGATGATGATGCAGATTGCTGCTAACTCGGCCTTTCCTTCTGTTATCACTGAGACTCCTTCTGGTGAAGCTATTCTAGAGAAGGGAGATTTGGGTCACAGCACTGTCATACCCTTGAGGACAGGAGAGGATGTTCATGCCTTTGAACACGCCAAGAGCACCCCCGAGATAAGTGTCATTAACTCCATCATCAGTGGTGGGATACAAAGAGGTGGACTTCCTCACGTTATCTATGGGGGATTGCCTTTTGAGTTGTCAGGTTTTGCTCTCTCTCAGATGGTGTCTGCGGTTCAGTACAAGTTGAGTCCTTACCTTACGGCTATGCAGCAGATGTTGTCTCAGGTTTCAATCTCATTTGTTGACCAGTTCAAGAAATGGGGAAAGCCTATTGAACTCTCAATCAAGGATAAGCAGAAGAACATCTTCTTCTTGGAATCCTTTGATAAGACAGACCTTCCTCTGATTCAACATGTGGATGTTGTCATAGATACTGGTGGTTCTCAGGAGAAGATTCAGCAAATCATCATGGCTAAGTCGGCTCTCCAAGAACCAGCACTTCTCAGTCGTGAGACTATATGGCACATGCTTCTTCCTGATGTGGTGGAAGACCCCACGGCAGAAGAGGAACGGATATTTGATGACCAGACCAAGCAACTTCCTCCGGTGAGGATGTTGATGATGGTGGATAAGTTACGCCAACAGGCTGAGGCTCTAAAACTGAAGGGTTTGACGAAGGAAGCAAGTATCCTCATAGGATACGCTCAACTTCTTCTTGACACCATAGCTCAAGGATTACAGCAACAGAGCGGTGGCGGACCTGGCCCATCACAGGGAATGGGGGCGGGAATGAGGGGAGGTCCGCAAGCCTCTCCCGAGCAAATAAGGGCTGCGATGGGTCAGCGTTCGCCAGGTGGTGAGACTCAAGCTGGTATGCAGCGCGGACCTTATCAGACTGGAGGTATGTAATGCCACAAGCTAACACACAAACTGAAATAGTCGAAGGTCTTGTACCACAAGGCTCTCAGGTTGACCAAGACAGTGCAGCTTCAGTCGCCGAATACATAAACGCATACAACGATTATGTAAACGAGGTACAGGCCGCTGCCGTGGTGGTTGAGCCTTTCTCAATGCCTGAACATTATCTGTTTGGTGTAGATTCATCTGTGTTTCAAGGGTTGGCTGATGTTGAAGAGGATGCTCAGATTGAGTTAGAAGCTCTCTGGGAAGCTGCGGAGTCTGACGAAGACCTGAAGGCTTATCTTGACTCTGCTCTTGAAACTTACGTTCGGGGCAATAACCCCAATGCTACAGAGGATGCTATCTCGAAGTGGGTAGCTACACGAGATTATCGTGGTGCTGCAAATGTAACTGCCCTTCAGACTTTGAAGGATTTGACTTTAGGTATACGTGAAGCTCTCTCCTTGAAAGAGAAAGTTGCAGAAACACCACAGACTCAAGTAACTGCTCAAGAATCTCGCATGAGAGAACTTCTTGATAAGGATAAGCTTTCAGGGTTAGAGAAGTTTGAAGCTGCTTTTGGTGGTTACAAGAGGGCTGTTGCTCTAGCGGAAGAAGGGATGGTTGTAGACCCCTATACAGGAACCATGCTCAAGGGTTCTATGGACCCTTCAGCTATGTCTTTCCTTGGTGGTTCTCCAAAGGTAACAGTAAGCCAAGAGGAAATCAACAAGACTCTTAAGGATACACAGATTCCTGAAGCGTTGTTTTCCAAGTTGGATACGCTGGTTGGGAACGCCCAGGAGAGGGCTGGTTTCTTGGAGCAGAAGCAGATTATGTACCAAAACTATGTTCAGAGTGCGGTAGATGCTGTGTTTCAGGATACTGGACTTTCTGGGTTAGGCACATCTAAGTTGGAAATGTATTATGGGAGAGGTCTTCCTGGTCTAGATAGGAATGACCCCGCTCATTTGGAAGAGTTGAAGGGTATGGGTACGTGGGGTTGGCGTGATTTGGCTGTTCAACAGTTGTACGAACAGGGCAAACAGGCTGTAGAAGAAGGTATCTACGGACAAGTTATTACGCTTCCTACAGCTATGATTCGTCAATTTCTGGATATCTCAATGGATAATGTGGAAGCTCAAGCAGCTATAGGGCCGAGAGGTCTTATGGATGTTCTTTCTCAGATAAAGTTTGAAGGTCTTGAGACAGCCAATAACCTTACGGCGTATACGATGGAAAGGATGGGTAACGCATACGCAAATCGTTTGGCTGATGTAGCTAATAGGTCTGGAACCGACCTTCTAGGGCTTTATAACTCGGGTCAGATAACTGCTGATGAGAGAGTAGCTCAATATGCTCAGAAGCAAACATCCCTTCAGAAAGATTTGGGTATAGAACCCATGAATCCTATGGCTGAATGGGATGAAGTCATGTTCAACTTTAAGGCTAACGTCGAACAGGCGTTCTTCGGTGGTGTTGGTGCTCTTGGAAATACCGCAGTCATTCCTTCAGGAGAAGCTCACCGAAAGGGAAGCACGTCGCTCTCATATGCACCTGCTGGAACTAAGGAAGGTAATTGGGGAGAGTCTATGGTTCCGGCGATTCAAGGATTCTTCGGACCTCAGGGAGCAGGCCAAGCAGATTTGGCTTACGGGGAAAGAATGGTTCCTAAGAAGGAAGGTGACGAGGATAAGAAACAACCGAGACGCTTACAGTTCCCAAGCTGGCGTTATCAGCGTAGGAGATACTAATGCCCAATACTCCGGTTCCTTCTCCGTCGGCTTCGACTATTCAGACTGAGGCATTCAAGTCTAGGGCTGATAAGTACCAGACTTTTGTTTCTTCGCAGCAGATGGCTACGCAGGAACAACGGTACAACAAAACTACGGTTCCAGAACTTCAGTTTCCTAATGGTATTCCTAATCTCCAAGAAGAGGATGAACCCAACAAGATTTCACCTTTTCGTAGACCAGCAGAGGTCTTGGGTGGAGCCTTAGAAGGGCTGTCCAAACCTTTTGTGTGGGTTAACGAGAAGATTGAGAAGCCTTGGGCTGCTGTCATATCTCTGGCTGCACAAGGACTTATTCCTGGAGAGCAGTCCATAGAGAAGGCTCTAAAGGAAAAGGGTCCGAATGACAAGTGGTTTGACACCATAACTAAAGCGTACACCGAAGATGAGACTCTTCCTGGATGGGGAAAGTTCCTACTGGAAACTTCGATGCCCCTCTGGTATATGATTCCGTCGGGAGCCATATCCAAGGTTCTTTCGACTACGCTTGGACCTTCAGCTAAGGCTCTTACAGGAAAACTTCTTCAGATTCCTCTCATAAAGAAGATGGCCTCTGAGAGTGCTACGTCCTTGGCTTTCAATGCTCCGAGACGTGGTAATCAGATGATGACTCTTCTCAGGGGAGCCTATGAGTCAAAGTTTACAGCGAGAGACCTTGGAAACAGAACTATCACTCAGAAGTTCCTCTCCGATTTGATTGAAGGAACGATGGATGAGCCTATCAAGCAGGAAATGATAAACCTTCTCACCAGGTCTACAAGTGTTGGGAGAGGACCGAAGATTCTTCGTATCTTTGACGATATGCTTGGTGGTGACGAAGCTGTTTCTGGTATGGTCAAGACTTCACTTCGTATATTGCAGCCTTTGGCAGATAATGGAACGCTGACTTGGAAGCAGATGTTTGACAGTGTTTCAGGTGCGCTTCGTGGTGCTTATGCTGAGAAAGCAGGACTCCATGCTATGTCATACATGCACGATACACTATCCGATGTCTACCAGTTTTGGAGGGCGGGAGTCCTGCTTACTCCAACCTATGTGATGCAGAATATGGTTGAAGACTTCACTCGTGTAGCTATATCAACCTTTGAGCCTGTAAGATGGGGTCCGCGTGGAGTCTTTGATGCTCCCTTTCCCATTGGAAAGTGGAAGTTCAATCGCTTCTCAGCTTCTTATGATGCAGCTAAGAAGGGTTTGATTCATCCTGAAATTGCCAACTATCTCCTGCCACGGCAGCTTCGAGCGATGGGGTTCAAGAATGTTGATGAAGTTAGAGCAGGTCTGCCTGACTTGATAAGACAGCATCAGCAGTGGGCTGATGATATGGCTGTTTTCTACCCTCAAGAAGCTGCACGAGAACTCAAGAAGTCTATCAGGCTCCAAGAAATGTATGATGAACTTCCTAAGATGAATATGAACATTGTAGACATAGAAGGAAGGTCTATCCTCTCTATGGAAGCTTCTACAGAAGGATTGAATCCCTATGCGGCAAAGCACCCTATGAACGCAGCGATTGACTCTCTCCTTACTCGTGCTGATAACTTGGGTAAGACTAGAGAGACTTTTGAAGCTTCTCGGATACTCGCTGAGAAAGGTGAAGAAGCTAAACAGGCTTTCTTGTCTCTAAAAGCTGCTAAGAGACTTGCTAAAGGCGAGAAGGTAACAGGAGCTATTATGTTCCCAAGGAATATAGCTTCTGAACTTGACTCTGCTGCCGTGGCTCAGATACAGATGGACCAGTCCATGAAGTTTTTGAAGAGTCAGCCTGGAGTGGAAGACCTCAGCAAGGTTCTAGACGACTCCTTGTTCTCTAAGGAACAGCTTATTGCATTCAAGAAGGTAGGTATTGCTGATGAACACGTTGCGGCTCTTCGGAAGCTGGTAACGTATGCGGACAATCCAGAGCAGGCAATGGATTACATCTTCAACACCGTTGGTACTCCGTTCCCCATCATCGACGAACTTGAACATATGAGCCATATACCTCGTGTAGTAGGCGAGAAGTACGCTGGTGAGTTGAGGAAGGCTGCTTTCCTGAATCAGAGGGGTCAGATAGCCAAACTCAAGAAGCAGATGATTACTGAAGTAGATTCTTACTACAGAAATCCTGATAACTACCTGAGCGATTTCCATAGGGAAACGATGTCTTCACTTCGTCAAAGCTATCCTGAGATAGATGACATGATGAAGCCTATCGACGATTTTGCTCAAGGTATCAAGGATACTACAGCGCAGTCTTACTCGGATTTGGAAGATATTTATGGGGCTGCTTTCGTGAAGAAGTTGAAGGACCAAGACGGTCTCTTTCAGGCAGATTATCTTGCAGTTGAGAGTGAAGCAAGGATGCTGGAATTCCAGATTCTTACGAAGTTCACCAAGCAGGGTCAGCTTCGCCTTCGTTCTAAGGATGTGAATAAACTCCGTGCTGAGTTCAAAGGTTTCTGGAACACTGCAACGAATCAAGCGCGTGAGGACCAAATGAACCTGCTTACAAAGGTTAGAGCTTTCTCGCAGTTCAGGAAAGTGACTAGAGACCCTGCTATTCTGCAACAGGCGTGGACAGGAGCTTACAACAACCTACTGTCCAACTCTAAGTTTATGTCTTTCGGGATTCTGGCGGGGCTGTCCCCCGACACTCCTAACCTTGCGAGACTGTGGAATAACTACAATCTTGTTAGGTCTACGATGTATCATGACACGATTAAACAGGTAGCTGCCAAATTTGCTTTGCCAAGGCAAGTTGGTGTACCTATGAAGCAAAGACTTCTTGAAGCTAATAAGGTTGTAGGTGATGTGTTCGACACGGTACTTGGTGAAATGCCTCGTGTGGACTTCAGAGGCTTCAGTACCTTGGAAAGACGCATGTGGACCTACATGACGACTCATTCTGACGACCCACAAGACATCATAGATATAGCTGTCAGGTGGGGAGCAAATGAGCAGGATGCTATCAAGGCAGCAAATAAACTTGTTGCTTCTAATGCGATAAACTTTACTCCTGGGAACATCACTACTGGAGCAAAGTCACAGGCTGTTCTTCTTAAGAAGGCTCCAAACATCACTCGTCGTGGTGGGGCTAGGAAAAGGGATGCAGTCATACAAGACTTCATGGAGAAGGTTCAGACTGCATACCAAGACCCTAAGATTGCAGAAGGAAAGTTAGCTGCTTGGAGAAACAATTCAGCGGCTCAACTGTATGGGTTGAATCGGGCTTACGCAGTTATGGGAGACTACTCTACGACTACGAACCTGGATGAAATGATGAGTAAGGTCTTTCCCTTCTGGTTCTTCCCCAGCAGGTCTATCCCCTTTTACGCTAAGACCTTTATGCAGAAGCCTTATCTGGCTGCGGATTTGGAGAGGTATCTGGAAGCTACTAAGGATTCCAAAACCACTCCTGAATCTTTGATAGGCTATCTCCCGATTCCTGTAGGAGACCAATACTTCTATATCAATCCTATGCGGCCTATGATGGGTTATCAGATTCTTGGTCATGAGCCTATGGCGGGATTAGGTCAGCCTATGTTCCAACAAGTTCAGCAAATGTTCAGTATGTTGGGTTTTGGATTCAATCCTGCTTTGACCTGGAGTGCTGAGGCTATCAATAAAGTCACTTCGAGCCAAGGATTGCATTTGACTCGTGGTGAGATTCAGCCTCTATTCCCACAGCAAAGGTGGCTGCAAGACGCTACGGCTTTGGCTTTAGGCACATGGCTTCCTATGCCGGAACAGTCCTTCTTCTCTCAGACTGTAGATGGAATGCCAGATTGGAAGAAGAGGAACATTGAAAAGGAATTGGCTGTGTATATCAACGATAACCCAGAGCTTCGTGATTTGTGGCCAACACCACGGCAGCTATGGAATGACGCTCGAAACGGTAACGAGCAGGCGCAACAGATTGTATCTCAACAGGTGAAGAAGTTGAGCTTCTATGGTCTAGTGTCTGCGGCTCTTCCTATCTACAACAGAAGGAATAAGGAAGAGATTGTTATGTACAATGACCGTGACCAGATGCTCACAGACATCTTCAAGTCTAACGGGTTGACTGAGGACCAAGTACAGGCACGGTTTGAAACAGCACGAAGACAGGGATTCTCCCCAATGATGTACTTGAATCGTGCTCAAAGGCGTGAGGTTTATGAATCAAAGCCGGAGTGGGAACCTTGGCAGGGATTGACCCGTGTAGGAATCCGACCCGAAGAGCGGGAAATGGAACGCCAGACGGAAGAGTTCTTCCAGACTTTTGATGAGGCTAAGAGACAGATTCAACAGCAGTTAGATGTTGTTGACCAAGCCTTCTTGGAAGGTCGCATCAGCGGGTATGACTGGCGCAACCAATACAACCAGATTCAAGCCTTCCACGCGGGAGCTTTCCAGATGCTCGTAGGCGACGGAAAAGCACCAGACGAGACAGGAAATCCAGGCAGGCTGCCGCTGGCGAGGGTTACGGCTGAGCGTGTTGATTATTTCAGGAAGAAGTTTGGAAATGTTACTCCCCCTGTTCATCCTGAAGATGAGGCTCTGAACTTCTACAATGCAATTTCTCCTGAGATTGATGCATCTACGGGATTGCCTGATTATGATACTTACTTTGTGAAAAGGGAAGAGTTCATGAAGTCTATGCCTTACCAGATAAGGAAGTACATTCAGGATGACCAGTTGAGAGCAAGATATAACAGTCCTGTAGAGGCTATGTACAGAAAGGATTTGCAGGTTATTCAGCCTTATCTAGCTTCACGGAGAGAAGTTGCTAAGATATATCCTGAGTTCACAAAGCTTCAGAATATGCTGGCTCGTGAACAAGACCCACGAGTTAGACAGCAAATACAGCAAAGGATGGCGAAATATGAGCAAATGGTTTCTGACCGTAGGGAAAAGCTGAGGCTTGGGGATGCTAATCTGGAAGCTCTCCTTTTGAAATGGGGGTATGTTTCCACGATATTAAACCCGAAAACGAATGAGATTCTTGACAAAGTCTACAAATAATGTATAATAGGAGACTATGGGAGAAGAAAAGGTCGAACAGCAGCAGACTCAGACGGGTACAGGTGCACAGCCGCTTGAACCCCAGACAACTCCTGAAAAGGGGAAGTCTGAACTCTCTCCAGAGCAGAAAACCATTGTGGGATTGAGGGCGGAAGTGACTCGTCTCAAATCAAGGTTGTCTACTCAAGAGGAAGAGAGCGATTCTTCGGATTCCGAAGACGCTCCGTTGGCGAAGAAAGGCAAGTCGTGGACGGAAGAAAACGACGCGGAGAAAACCGTAGCCAATCTTCAAAAGAGAATTAAGGAACTGGAATCCGAGAGCCGCAGAACTGCGCTTGACAAGGAGAAATCCGACGCAAGCCGTGAGCATGGAGTTCCTATGGAAGTGCTGGCTGATGCAAAAACTCCCGCCGAGATATGGCGGAAGGTCAGTCAATGGCACAAGGATGTAGGGATGGGAAAAGAGGAAACTCCACCGCCACAAGTGGAACGTAGCTCTGGAAGTTCGGGTGCGGGGAAACCTTCACCTGACAAGATTCAGGCTATGAGTCCTGAAGAGTTCGAGCGGTTCAAGCAGTCGCTAAGGCGGAAATAGTGAGAAGGTAAAGAATGTCAACACCTAATGTCCTAACGACTGCAACCACATACGGAGTAGACCTTACCGTAAAGACAACTTACGATAGGGAGCTTCTTGACCGTGCTATACCGAACTTGGTATGGCTCAACTTCGGTGTCAGGAAGGATATTCCGGCTCGTGGTGGTACGACCATAGAGATTCGACGGTTGGGTACTCTGGCATTGGCTACTACTGCTCTTACGGAAGGTTCACCTCCGAGTGCTGTTCAGGCAACTTGGGGTAGTGTGAACATTTCTGTGGCTCAGTATGGTCAGTGGACAGATTTCTCTGACCTCATCGAGACTCAGGCATACGATGACGTTATTGGTGAGTACGTTCGCAACTTCGGCGAGACAATGGGCAAGACTCTTGACATTGTTGGTCGTGATTTGATTCTGGCAGGTATTACTCAGGTTCAGTATGCTGGCGTGGCAGCTAACCGAGCAAGTCTCCAGATGGCAACTACGGCTACGAAGTCGGACTACTACTTCGACAGTGCTGAGATTCAGGAAGCCGTAAACACCATGAAGCGTTTGGATGTCAAGCCTTACTCGGACGGTAAGTTTTACTGTATCGTCCATCCTGATACCACGCTTGACCTCTTCAACGACACGGATATCAAGTATGCCTTCAAGGATGCTATGCAGAGGGGCGGGTCTAACCCTCTCTTCACTGGCGTTCTCGGAGATTACATGGGTGTCCGCTTTGTTGAGACGACTCATGCGCCATCGGCGTATATCTCGACGGCGACTAAGTACGATTATGTCTACCGAACGGTTCTGTTCGGCAGTGGAGCGTATGCGGTTAGTCGTCTCTCGGCCCTGGCCGCAAAGACCATCATTCACCCTCGCGGTACTGGTGGTCATGCTGACCCTCTTGAGCAAGCGTCTCAGGTTGGTTGGAAGGCGGCTCTTGGTGCGGGTGTGTTGGATGCAACAGCCCTCGTCAGTGTCGAGCACCTTACGTCTACGTCCGCGATGAACACCTAGAGTGAATAGCAGGTAAGGAGAAAAGGCTACCAGAAGGGACTCTGCTCCAAACAACCAAGAGTCCCTTCAAAACTAAAAGTAGGAGGAAAGGAAAGATGCCTAGTACAGGTGGAGATTTGGTATACGACTCAGGACTTGGGGGATGGGTTATCAAGTCTGGGAGTGGAGTTCATTTCCTGGTTGGTCCTAACGCTGCTGGATTCTTCGGAGTCTATTCAGCGCAGCAAAGTCATGTTGATGATGCGGTTGCTTCTCATGCAGAGGCTACTACGTTTGCTAACGTGGCGACTGACTTGGACGCTCTCGGAGTAAAGGTAAACAGCGTTCTCGCGGTTCTTGAGGCATTTGGTCTCACTGCAACTTCATAAGGAGAAAGATTGTGGAAGGTGAAATTAAGCGTAAGCGTGGCCGTCCTCGGAAGGTCCAGCCTATTGTTGAATCACCGGCTCCTGCTTCACTACCTCCAGGTACCAAATACTTTGAGATAGCAGGGGATGGAACCAAGATTCGCAAGAAGGTTCGATGGACCATGAAGGATGTTGTTGCAAGGTTCCCAATGGTAGAGGTTTTTCCTGAAGAGACTTTGACTATCACTTGGAATGGTGTGTCAATAGTTCTCAGGGAAGGGCAACAGGCTACCATACCTCAGCCCCATGCTGACATCTACCAACAGCATCAGCGTCTTGCCCACGAAATTCGTGGTCGTAAGATACTCATTGTAGAAGGTCAGCCGGTTCACATATTGCCAAATACGGGGGGCTTGGGAGACTAAGCCCCCTCAAGGAGTTGAATCTTGAATTACGAACCTCATATCGTAGCGTGTATGATTTGTCGTGGTACCGAAGAAACAATCCCTGATACTATCCGTTCTCTCAAAGCTCAAGGTGTAGACCTTCTCAATGTCACCTTGAATCAGCAACAGGAAGAGAAACTTATCGTTGACACTTGTAAAGAAGTAGACCTTCCTTTCCTAATGACGAAGTTCGAGTGGTGTAACGATACGGGAAAGTCTCGCCAGTTCAATCTCCAGCAGATTCCTGAAGGATATGATTGGGCGATTTGGGTTGACAGTGACGACACCATTGAATCTGCTAAATTGGGTATAACACTTCGTGATGTAGCAACCAAAACTGCACTCGACGGGGATGATGTGGTGTGGATGTGGTATCACTACTCTTCAGACCTCAGTGGCAACCCGACCAACATCTTTCGTCGTGAACGTCTTTTCCGTACAGCCCTCATAGGAGAGCCTGGTTCTGACAGACTTCATTGGAAAGGTATTATCCATGAAGTCCTTATGAACTGTGAGCATTTCAAGAATACAGCCACAGAGGATGTGTTCATCAAGCATCACCCCAAAGAAGTAGACCGTAAGAATCGTAACGCTCCCCAACTTGAAAAGGCTCTACGGGAAGACCCCAGCAATCCTCGTTTCGTGATGTATATGGCTCATCACTACTCTGCGAGTAACCAACCTGCTTTAGCCTATCACTGGTACCTAAAGTTTGCAGACGACCAGACAGCTTCTCCTTCAGAAAGGTGGCAAGCCTACCATTACGCAGCAGGATGCGCTCGAATGACAGGGATGTTTGATGAAGCAGAACGCGCAGCGGCAGCGGCAATAGCAATACTTCCAGAGATTGTTGAGCCTTACATCGAGTTGGGCATCATCAATTTCTACAAGAAGGATTACGCCAAGGCTCTCTATTGGTTCAAGGAAAGTCAAGGCAAGAAGAAGGGGTCTGACCTCGTATTCTTCAATCCCATGTATGTCACCAATGAGAAGGACATTCACCATGCTCTAACTCTGGGTGCCATAGGGAAGTTCGCAGAAGCCGTACCGTTGGTCAAGGCGTCATATGAACGTGACCCTAAGAACGTGAATCTCCATGAAATGTACATGAAGTTCCGTGAAGCCAACCTTCGTGATGAAGTAAGCAAGGGTCTCAAAGCTTTATGTGTAGCTCTCCTACAGCATGGTGAACTCGAAAAGCTTAAGAACGTTCTCTCGGTGCTGCCGTGGTGGTTCGAAGAGACTCCAGAGGAATACTTTGTTCTCAAGGATGGTATTGGTAAGCAAACTGCCATACTGGACCCTGAGAAGAACAGAGAGTTCTACAAGGAGTTTGAGCAAGGTGGTGGTTCGTGGTGTAAGCCTGAGTCTCCGCGCTACAAGTGGATTGTGTCTCGTATCAACAGACTTGGCAAGAACCGTAGAGTTTTGGATGTTGGTGGTGGAGAAGGTGTACTTGCTAAGCAACTCCTTGATGAAGGACACAGTGTAATGGTTATTGAGCCTAATCCGCACAGTCGGAAGATTCTGGAGCAGGAGAAGATAACCAACACCAACAAGTTCTTCGCAGATTTCCAAGCGAAGGAAAAGTTCAACTTTGTAGTCCTTACGGAATACTTGGAGCATGTTCCAGACTACCAGAAAGACTTTGATAAGGCTATGGAGATTGGCGAAAGGGTAATTGTGACTGTTCCTCGTCCTACACGAGCAGCTTTTGCGAACGATTTCGTTCAGGACCATCTTCGTATCTTCACTTTGGACGAGTTGGAAAAGATGGTTACAACTGTACCAGGAAGGCGTATAGAGGAAATGCTGGTAGCTCCAAGTCTTACACCTGACATGAATCATGTTCTTATGGAGATTTCTACAAGGGCTTGGAACAAAGAGGCTAAGTCTTGGAAGCTGTTTGAAGCAGCCAGCATCGAAGAGTGGAATCCTCACACGAAGGTTCCTGGTGGTAGTGAGCTTGCTTTCCGTGAACTCTCTACAAGTCTAGACAGCTTCAAAGATACTGTATTCTCCTATTACAATGGAGATAGGTGTGTATACCACGGGGTTCCCTACAGGAATCATCGGTTTTACCCGACTCATATTCCTTGTGATGTCCTTATCTCTTCAAGGACACCTTCTATCTTGGCTATGGATATACCGGCAAAGCAGAAATACCTCTGGGCGCATGATGTTGGGTATGGAGACCAATACCTTCCTGAATTGGAAGAGAAGATTCAAGGCGTGTTCCTGGAGTCTGAGTTTCACAAGGAAGTGTGGCTTAAGCACTACCCCTGGAGCAAGAAGCTCTACGTTGTAGGATGTGGTATCTCAGGAAACTTTGCCCCCGAAATGAAGAAGGATACTTCCAAGGTGAAGTTTGTGTGGGCTTCTTCTCCAGTAAGAGGCTTGGACAGAATGCTCAATCTCTGGCCGGAAATACTCAAGGAGTTTCCTGAAGCTACTCTTGACCTTTTCTTCGGTTGGGAATGGTTTGACCTTGCTCATGGGGAATTGACATGGCCTGGACTCAAGCAGAACATCACGGCAGCGATAGAGTCTCTCCCCAACCTGACTTACCACGGGAGAGTAGCCCACGAAGAAGTTGTAAACTTTCTCAGGGATGAAGCTACAGTGTGGCTTTACCCACCGAACGCCTTTGAAGAAGTGTATTGCGCTTTGGCTGTTGAGGCTCAAGCAGCAGGGGTTCTCTGCTTCTACCGTGAAAACGGAGCACTTCCTGAAGTCATTGCAGACAGAGGAATTCCAATTGCAATGGACGCAGACAACACTTCTATAGTACAATGTCTAAGAGAGCACATGGGCAACGATGCTCTTAGAGAGAAGGCTGCGGAATGGGGAAGGAAGCAGACGTGGAGAAAGGTTGCCAAAGCAATGCGGGATATAGTAAATGACAACGAAATGGGAGATACAAGAGCGAGTAGCACGTAATCTCGGAGACCTAAAGTTTTCGGGAGTCCTGACTTCAGCAACGAACGCAGGAACATACGGAGTCGTTGTTCTTAACGACCTTGCTCTATCCCTTTCAAGCGACCTAGACAACGGATTTGCCTTCATCGGAGGGGTCGATTATCGAATAGCGGTATTCGACCCTCCCGATAAATCTATCTACCTTCTTCCAACCTTTGCAACAGTTCCGGCTGCTGGCGCTACAGCATATCTATTCAAGAACTTCTCGAAAGCAGACTACAACGTAGCTTTTGACACAGTTTACCGGAGACTCGCCGGAAGAATTCTTGAGGACGTTGAAGCTTCCGCTGCCGTGAGCACACTTCCATCTTACTCTATCGACTCAGAATGGAAGTATCTGAATAAGGTTGAGCTTTACGAAACTGATGAATACAACCCTCTAGAACTTGACCCGATGTATTGGTACATCCGTAGCAACGACCTATTCTTGAAGAAAGCGGCTCCAACTTCTGCATATGCAACTCTCATCGCTCTCGGTCAAAAACATCCTGACCTTCCAGCGACGGATGCTGCCACAGTACATGCTAATGGTATCTTCCAAGACTGTCTTGGTTATAGGATGATTGAGCAACTTGGTATAGCTAAGTTGCGGAGTGTCACTCAGAATCAGACCACGGCAGCGACGGCAGCGGCTACTACGTTTGGGACAGTAACTACACTTGGTACGATGTCACAAACTGCAACAACTGGTATGGTTGCTACCTCTGTAGCTACGTTAGCAGTTCTGGAGCATGTGACTGGACGCGAAGAGCGTAATGCAGAGAATCAGGTTCAGACGACTACGGAACAGAGTACAGGGTTGACCCAGAACTCCGAAACTAACGACTCATTTACGGAGAGTTTCAATCAGCAATATTCGCAGCTTTCGGAAGAGAACTGGCAAGCCTTCATCGAAGCTGCCGTGGCTGCTGCTGATGCTCTTGAAGTATATCTCTTTGAGAGACCCAAACCGAACAGTAGACGCTTGAGGTAAGATGCAGATAAAGCTTGGTTCCAGTACCTTTGAGCTTGCTTCTGGTACTTTCATCACGAAGCAGCCTCTAATCGAATACCCTCAGCATCTACGAACTACGGGCCAGCAGGAACGTGGTGGTCAAACTCTTATGTCAAACTGGTGGCTTGAGAATTTCGAGAGTGGTTTTGGCTGCGACAGGATAGACCTTGTATCTGACAGGATGAAGTCTAGCTTTTGGGATTCAACGGCTGATACTATCCACAGAGGCCAGATAACAAATCCACGTCTTTGTCAAGCTATCCCTGTAGCCACAACTTCAGTAGCTCCCTATGCAGTGTACGAATATGGTGGAACCTTCTGGGGTCTTGCAGGAAACTTTACTTTACTTGCTACTTTGCAATGGGGTCAGAAGGATAGAGATACTATCAAAGGGGATAGGATTGCAAGGCTTCAGTATACTGGTACTCAATGGGCTGTAGCTACTACTGCCCTTGATGCGTCTACTAACCGTTACGCCAAGAATATAGATTATGTGGGGGGATTGGCTGCTCTTTTTAGGTACGAAGGAGTAGACAATACTCCTACTGCTAATGATTCTGAGGTTGTTCTTCTCACCCCTGCTTTGGGGGATATTGTCACAACTTATAACTCAGCAGCCAAAGACGATTATCCTTACTTTTGGAAGTGGGCTAATACCACTCAGGCTGCGGTAGTCATAGGTAGAGGAGATAACCTCTTATGTTATGGTGGGGGTACACTCGACTCATTTGGTGAGTTTGGTGTTGGTGGTTCTCTTGGTCCTATCAAGAACATGAGAATGTTCCAAGGCCAAGATGGTTACGAAGGATTGTTCATCTTCTACAAGAACAAGCTTACTTGTTGGGAGAATTTTTACCTGAATGTTACTACACCTGAAGTAGAGTCAAGTGAGATTCCTTACCTTGACCTGTTTGGGTTGGAAGACTCGAACAATATGTGTGATGTAGCGGTATTCAATGGGTCTATGGTATTTCCAGTTCAGGATTCTTTGCTGGCTTACTCTGCTGATGGGTCTGTGATGGATGTAGGCATGAACCTTTTTAGTGGTATGCCTAGTGACAAGCAAGGAAAGATAGAGGCTCTCTGTTCGAGTGTGAGACATCTGTATGCCTGTGTGAATCAGAGCGGAGTGCGACAAATCTTCCAGTTTGATGGAGTAGGTTGGCACTGGTTTGGTAAGACTCCAACGATGGGGAATCTTGCGACTTCGTTCTGTCGATTGAACATGATTACTAATCCTAGTGGAATCCCTCAACTTATGATAAATGTTGAGGGGGATGCCACGTCTTACGTGTGGGATTACCCTGATGCGAACCCTCTATATTTGCCTGAAAGTGGTACAATAGCATGGGAAGCGACTTCTCATGTCATTGTTCCTGAATTCGATGGTGGACTACCTAACCAGACAGGCGTTGCCTACAAAGTATCCGTGGAAGGAGTGTTTGACAGTGCCAGAAAAGCTACCCTTTACTACAGTACAATCGGTGGAGCGACTGGATGGGTCTCTCTTGGTCAGGCTACACAATCAGGACGAACCTCATTCGACTTTGGAACTCTTGGTATACCCCACGATATCATCCAGTTCAAATTGGGCCTCGAAGGGAACGCAACTTCTACTCCCGTCATTCGCACCGTTGTTCTTGACTACCTGAAGTTCCCAGAAGTCAGAGACGTTTACACCTTCACCGTAGACCTTGTAAAGACCTATGGGGGGAATCTCGCCAGCGTCCAGTCTGGACTGGACATACTCGCATCCATACGAGACTCCTACCCAATGGTTCCTTTCCAGTATGGAAGTAACGCCACAGTCAACGTAAAGGTTCTGGAAATGCCAGCGAACGAAGAAGCGGTGACTACAACTGATGGTGTGTACGCCACAACAGGCATGGCTGCTCTCGTAACCATGAGAGCCGTGAAACTCATCTAATGGGTATCATAACTGACCCTACCGGCGGCTATACCCCTCCAGGGTCCAACATAGCACTTCCCCCTGCCAGCGTAGGGAGTGGTGGAGGAATTGGGGATATTCAGATGATTGGGGATGTTCCTTGGAGTTCCACACCAGGCTCAACTCTCATAGAAAACCTTTCAACTTCACAACAAGCTGTCTCTACCGCTGCCGCTGGCGTTACAATGTCCAAAAGCAAGGGTAAATCTAAGGCAGGTGCCACCTCAAAGAGTAGGGTGAATACATCCGGTCAAGTTCCTCAAAAAGAGGGCCAAAAATCGCAAAAAAACGAGGGTCTAAAGCGCACACAAGAGGGTACAGTGAAGATGCCCTCGGAGCAACTGCTGATGAATGAGTTTGATACTGATGGAATCGCCAACCATTTCGAGACCGAACTTCTAAATGGAAGGTTGGAGTTTAGCAGGGCTAGAGTCTCCTTCTTTGTAGGGAATAAGGCTGTCAGGCTCTTTGACCAGGAAGACTCTGGAAGAGTCGTTGAGAAAGCCCAGCTTGAGAGCTTAGGCTTTCAGATTGTAGATGTGTCTCCCGCTAGACTTCATACCCTTTTGACTTTGAGGGATGTGGTTCGTAGTGTTCAAGAACCACTCTAAGCAGGTTCTTCGTCGGGGGGAACTTCGTCGTCAAAGGTTGGCTCGTAGCATGGGATGAAGTGTCCTTGTAGCTCTTTGTCAATCATGGAATCCACTGAGCGGTGAAAGATTCCGCCTGACATCTTTGAGTAGTATTCAAGAGAGTCTTCAGCCACCTTCTTCTTTAGGTTGGCAAGAGAGTTAGAACCAAGATAGGCTAAGAAACCGTACTTGTTGTCTTCGTTGAGCTTCTCTAAGAGGTCGTTCGTGCAGACGAAGAACTGGCTTATAGTAAACTCAACGATAAAGCCATTAGTGGTCTCATGGACTTTAGTACCAAAGGGCATCAAGGACTCGAACTCTTCAGGACTTATCAATGTAATTCCTTTCTCGTATCTGATTCTGAAGCATTGAGGCCAGTATAGCAAAGTACACTACGATGTCAACAGCAGATGCGTTGGCACTCTCAAGGTCTCTCTTCCAAACCTGCTTGTTGCGTAGGAAAGCAGATATGTTAGCAAGATGCTTGGAGACCAGGTTCCACAAAGCTCTGGTCATAGAGACTTCTTCGTAACTTGCGAGGTCTTGTATCTTCTTGGAAAGGAGAAACCCATCATACACATTATGAGGGTTTCCTTTTGTGTATTCAGCGTTCTTTGCTTTGAACAGGTCCACGGCAGCGGTAAGCACATCCAACGGGGTTACTTGTTCTTTCATTTTATTCTCCTAAGCACGGCGCGTACTTCCCAATCCCTGAGTGTGATAGCTCGGTCCTGTGTGGTCATGCGGCCTCCGACACGATGGAGTGCGATATGTACGCCGCCATTGCCACAGCAGCAATCTGCGCGAGTTGAGCCTTGATAGCGTCACGCTCAGTTTCGGGCTTTGTGCCAAGCGCCACACGCGATAGGTCTCCAACCTTCATGGACAGAATTGCAACCCATTCAACGATGTTGTGAGAGAGTTCGCGTTCGCCCCACTTCTGACCTTGATAGTGCCGCTCTCTCCATACAGCCGCCATGAATTCGTCCTCGTACTCAGTTTTCACCTTCCCTCCCTTTTCAGCGCCTCACACCAGCAGGCGCGGCAGTCGTTTGCGCTGGGATACCCAGCAGGACACGGGAACGGGCATACTCCCCTTTGCATGGCCATGTTTATAATTGCCTCTGCCGCCACGCAGCTTCCGATTCGGCTTCTGCGGCTTCGGCATCAGCCAATCCCTTGGCCTCGTCCTCTGCGCGAGCCATCTGGAAACAATACTCGTCATACT